CTTAATCTTAAGGCCGACGAGGGTATAGTTCTAACCTTTGTGACCTTTATGGGAATGCTGGGAGGCAGTTTATTTGTGGGGAAAGACGAGGATGGAAGATACGTATACATAAATATAGCAGATATTTGGATGTATAAGGAGGAGTGAAGATGCCTGAATACCTTGTAAAGTGTCCGAGTTGCACCTTCATCAACAACAGGGTCATTATTCACCCGCTAAAAGGCTCCGTTGTGGCCCCGGGCCGTTGTGATAAATGTAAGAATGAATTGGATATTATAATGCTCGAAAACAGAACGGATGATCACGAGAGGCTTATTGACTTTTCCGATGAGATGTCTAAACTTTCGGACAAACTATCTGAACTACACAAGAGGTTCGCTACTGTCCTCAAGGAGTGATAATGCCACAAGATAACCACGAAAAGCCCTATATCGAGATCGAAGAGGATGTCATCACGATATACCTGGCTAGCGGGATATTGCGCTATACGAGAGGTCAGTTTGATGTGGTCCTTGAGAAGTTGCCGGCGTATGCGGTGGAGGGCCTCCTAAAGGGGCTGTCGCGCTATGACCATGATGGGGGACTGAAGCAGGGGACAAATGAACCGCACGTCTTGGAGTCGCTGCGTGTTCAGGGGATAAAGCAGGGGAAGGCTCATCGGCGGGCGGAGGATCACGAGAAGAGACAGAAAGAGAAGGATGAGCGACAAGAGGCCAAGCAAGCCAGAGAGTGGAGGGAAACCTATGGCGAAGGCTAACAGCATACCCGCGGGGACCGTTTTAAGTCGTGAACGCTCTGCGGGTATAAATTGACCCTTGTTGTGATTTGTATAGGAAAGGAGAATTGAGGCTATGAATATTAGCGATCAAGGCGTTGTGCTTGATATAGACATAAAGAAACTGAGGGACAAACTTAATTTAAACCAGGGCGAGTTTGCCAAGCGCATAGGCGTTAGAAGGGAAACCGTCAATAGATGGGAAACTGGGCAGCAACGTCCCAGGGGTTTGCACGTGGTCAATGAACTCAGGATATTGGAGAAGCGGTTCTATGGCCCCGAAGAAGGAAGCTGAGCCGGACGTCACCTATACGAAGATACCGAATAGCATTCTAAAGAGTGTCTTCTACCGGGGCTTTCTGACTCCGAAGCAACTAAGGCTGGTGTCAATAACATTCGGGGAGACATACTGGAAGGATAACTACAACGGGAGTGGGTGGACAGTGCGCCCCCTACGAGTGAAAGATTTCGCTAACCTGTCGGGCCAGTCGTTAAGCAATGTCACACCAGCTTTAAAGGATTTAATCAACCTGAATGTCCTCTCATCGAAGCCAGGTAAAGGAAAGTCTAAATACTATAGAGTAAATGAACCTAAATACTGGTATATCAGTAAGTTACCAGACAAAAGAAAGGATAAAGTTATCAAAACGATAACTTTTGAGTAAAGTTATCAAAACGATAACAATGAGTTATCGAATCGATAACAATTAAAAGAGTAAAGTTATCGAATCGATAACAATTGCCCTTGCAACCCCTTGCGCCCCAGCGAGTTACAAGCACGGAAGAACTTAAAGTCTTTGACTTAAAGTCTTTGACTTTAAGCCTTTGACTTTAAGAGATCTTTAAAAAACTAGAAAGAAGCAAATCTGGTGCACTTCCCTACACCCAAAAAAACACCCCGCCTGTGCACCGATTTGCATTGCTTTCGCTTCTTTTTTTTAAAGGTACAAAGTCAAGAGCAAACCCAAAACCGAAAGGAGAAAAGCACAATGAAAAAGCATTTTGAGCTTGAGTGGGATGATAGTATGGGGGAAGGATGGATGAATATATTTAATTTAGAACTTTGTCTGTTCTCGAAAGGACACTCAAAGCCTGAGCTAATTAAAGTTAGGGAGTTGGAAGTTTATAAAGACCCGGTACCTTTTAGCCAAGTAAGGTATTGTGTTTTGAAGGAGTACGACGATCATTCAGTTTCAATAGTCCCTATGGACAAGGAGACCCCATGCTATACGAAGACTTCGTTAGAGCCATAGATACACTTCGGCTGGGATTCGAGAGGAAGCCTATATCAGCGCCGCAAGCTATTCACTGGTACGAGGGTCACTTCAAGAACTGCAAGCTTGAGGTGTTCAAGGAAGCCTGCCGGATGATCGAAGAGGGAGAGGATAAGCTGCCCTCAATACGGATACTGTGGGAACACTACTACAGGGCGAAAGAAAAAAGCGAGAAAGATGCCACAGGAAGCGCGCCTGAATGTGAGATATGCGATGGCGTAGGATTGATCTGGGTAGAGTGTGATGAGATTGAAAACGAGGACGGTAAAGAGTTCAAAAGGACAAAACGAAGAGGGTTTCGCTGTGAATGTCAGAAAGGATACCGGCTGCATAGACGGATAGCCAGGTATGAGGAAGTATTCGGCGAGGCCCCAACGGCGGAGAGCAATCACAATAAGGTTGATGTCATGCCTCATTGGGAGGGTCTCTGTGTTGGATAGCGAACAAGGGAAAAAATGAAGAACGATAAATCCGCCGTTGGCACAAGTGGGTATATATTATGTAAACTTGGGGGCAAGAATGATGCCTAAACTCTACGTATGTCAGGACTGTGTCGAGAAGTTTCCGTTGAGCGAAATGTCCGTAATTAAGAGAGAAAAGATTAACTATGGCTATCCTACGTGGAAGGCAGAAAACTTGCTGATCTGCAACGGGTGTCGAAGCAAGGCTGAACGGGAACTAAATAGCAGGAGTAAAATACCATTGAAAATTGTGCACTACAACGACAAAGAGTATATGCGGATACTGAATGCCGCGATCAAGAGAATTGTAGGTGACCAGCAGACGACGGAGGATGTAGTTCACAACGCTTTTTTGAAGATGCTAAGGAGGAGAGATGAATTCACAAGAAAAAACAAAAGATAGTACAGAGCCAGTGGAAAAGGATTCCGATGTCTTTTTTACGTGGGTCATCGAGGAGGACAGTATATTTAGACTAAAAGGTGGAAGACCTGCGCTAAAAGTGCAAATCAACGGAAAGTACTTCGCGATCCCGTTAGTGAAATTGTAAGAGATATCCCCGCTGGGAAGGCGTAGAAGCTTAACCTTGAGAGAGGGATGAAGCCAGACTATTATATCTTTTTTGAGACGGTATCTCTCAGGGCGATCAATAGGTTTCGTCCGTAAGGGCGTCGACCGAAATGTGGCAGTGATTTCTCGGCACGGTGAGTCCGCTCCGGCCACTGGTGATGGCGGATCGCCCAGCGGGGAAAATGATAGGAGGGTGAGTCCGTGAAAGAGCCATGCTTTGTTTGCGGGCGGATAATATACGATGAAGACCCCGCGAAAAGACGCAAGGATCAGCGGGGGGTGCTGAAATTGTTTTGCATGAGTTGTTATGGAGAAAGACTGAGAAGGAGGGGGATGTTGAAAGAAATTAGCTCCCTCGTGCGTCTTATAAGTGGAAGAGAGAAATAATATATTGCACACTTAACCGAAAGGAGACTAAGCTGTACTAAAGAGTCCTACTGAAAAACAATATACATTTCACGAAGTGGTTAGAACTTTAAGGAGGTAAGAAGATGAAAAGATTTGTTAGATTTGTTATTCGCACGATAAGAAACGGCAGAGTAAAGATAAACCGCAAATGGTTTTACCCTGATGAGCAATGGATGAAATATGATGGAAGATTAGACGGTATGAGATTTGCATTTGCTCTGTACATGAAGCCACAGATAGAGATAGAATATGAAGAGTTTGTGGCACTGCATAGCACAGAGAGAAGCTATAGGTTAAAAGACCCTGATGGTAATATTGATTGGCCTGGGCCTCAATGTGTTAATGGCTATGCTGTGTGGGCAAGTTGGGGAACTAAAGAATGTTTGGCTGAATTTAAAGCAAGAAGGGATAGAATATTAGAAAATGAACTTTTAGAGGAATGAGTGACATCCGCAATACGATATTACAGGGCGATGCGCAGGGGGTGCTGGAGTTATGAAAGAAGAAATAACGTACCTAAACGGGTGTGGACATGAGGTGTACCCTTTTCAATCTGATGCCCATCATGCTGTAATATCTACGGTTGTTAAAGGTAAATTAATTACAAAGCATTTTTTGTTTTGCAGGGATTGTAAGGAAGAAATACCAGAACGATTAAATGCTATGATGCTCGAGCTATCGCGCCGAGAATATGGGTTATAGGAGATATAAAGGCCGTAAGGAGGTATTGGAGTTATGAAGATCAAGGCCGAGCTTAACCGGTTCTTCAGGCAATTACAGGGTAACTCAGAGACTCATGCTTTAAAAGTGAAGAGTGTAGAATTGTTAGAGGAAGAGCGACAGGAGATACTCAGAAAGATAGGGAGAACGCTGGAGGCTATTAAGCGGTCTGATCGGGAGGCTGGCAATGTAAAACAGGAGGTATTAGAGAGATGACCCGCAAGATATGGAACACGAAATGGGAGGATTACAAGTTGACGGCTACGATGCCAGCCTGGGAATTGGACTGTTGCGTGCCCCAGCTTGAGCGTGCTGGGATAGCTTATGAGTTTCGTGGGAGCGAGAAGCGGTCTGCGATCTTTATTAAGGCAAAGTATCCAGGAGGCATATTGATACCGAAGAAGGAAGGGAGGTTGTAGAATGGCGCTGAAGGGGTCTATCGTGCCTTGAGACGCTTCCAAATGATACTTGTGGGGTTATTTGCCACTGGAGGGAGAAATGGACGAGCAAGATGCTTTATCAGTCAGTTTCCGTGTATAGAAAATAATCCTTGACAAAGTTGCAACTATTCCGTATATACTTAAGCAGTGGAATAGTCAAATGCGAGTAGAGAGAGTGAACACAGGATAACTGGGGAGAGTTGTCCTGATTCGAATGAGAGCCACGCTATCGGCTTGAAGGGTGTGGCTCTCATTGTATTTTGGAGGTAAGAATGAGGCTTACAAAGGCGCATAAGGTCTATATTTTGAGGGGTTTCGCTACGTATTGTGAGTATGATGAGATAGCTGCTAATGTCGCTGCGAGATTTGATCCCCCCAATGCCTATAAAGAATGGGATTTTGAGATGTTGAAGTTGGAGATCCATATATTGCACGACATGTTGTCTGACCTTCCGCAGGACTTGAAGGAGCTATTTTTGAAGGAGCGTGTGGAGTATAGAAAGTCCATTAATGATTTGCCTATTTCGAGCTTGAAATGGCGATTGCAAGAACGGACGCATTTGTTTAGGAAGGCTACAGAAGTAGAAGATTACAAGTTGGCGAATGAGATTTTGGGTGATGCTGCTATAGATATGGCGAGTGCGGAACTTGAGGGCATACGGGAGGCTGTATCTATGGGGAAAACAATTGAGGCCCACGATAAATTTGGGAGAAAGGCAGTAAATGAGTAGGCTAACGGCGGGAATGCCTGAACTTATCCGGCAGGCCCAGAAAGTCTATATCACAGGTTGTGGGGAAGGAAGTGGTTACGATCCCGGCCAGGATACTCGTACACAGCGGGAGCGTATTGAGGATCTTACGATTCCAAATAGAGAGACGGGCACGCTCCAGAAGTTTATCTCGAACGAGACTCAGGTTATACTCTGGGATACCATCACGGATTTGCAGGAGCGGGGACTTCCTGTTTGGATTATGGGCGCTAAGGCCCGACAAGTGGGGTGGTCGACATCTGCTGAAGCTCTCATCTACGACAGCGTGAAGATGAATCCCAATACCAGAGCCATTACTGTCGGTCACAAGATGAAATCGGCAGACAATATGTTTAGAATGTTCAATCGTTTTTATGCGAATGACGAGCAACGCCTTCCAAAGGTAATCTCCAGCCGAAAAGAACTTCAGTTTGCCCAGCCTTATAACTCACTTATCACGATAGAGTCCTCGAAGGACGTTGCGGCCGGCGTCTCTGGTACGTATCAGTTTGCTCATTTTACCGAAATGAGCCTCTGGGACGATCCGGAGACCACCATGTCGGCTTTTCTGCCGTCTATTCCCTATATTCCTGGGTCTATTTTCATACTTGAGACGGTTGTGTATGAGGGTGTGAAGTCTGTTTGGTGGGAGGAATTCTGGAACAGGACTAAGGAAGGTGAAACCCGCTTTACGCCTATATTTATACCTTGGTACATACTTTCGGACTACGAGATTCCCTTATTGGATGGGGAAGACCTGTATCCCTACAGCGAATATGAGGAATGGGGACAAAAAGAGCTTGGGTGGACGGATGAAAAGATTAAGTGGCGTCGTCTCCAAATACGTGACTACGTGAAAGAGGGGAAAAGCGAAGTGAACTTTTTGCGGATGTATCCCTCTACGGAGGAGGAGATGTTTAGGTCGTCGGCGGGGAGTTTCTTTGATTTTATGGTGTTGGGAGATTTGAGAAAAGAAGCCGAAACACGTAAGTTCGCCATAGGATCCCTGGTGAGTGACGCCTCCGATCCGTTTTGTCGCGAAATGCCAAGTTTCGTTCCTGAGGCAAAAGATATAACAGAGGGCAGATGGTTAATTTACCAATATCCGCAACCGTATGATCAGTATGTTCTGGGGGTGGATACAGCCACTAGTTATGACGATTCGGACTATTCTTCTATAGACATATTGTCTGCGCACACATTGAATCAGGTGGCTACGTTCCATGGGTTGGTTGGTCCTTTGGAGTTAGGGCCGGAAGCGATCAAGGGGGGGCGGTATTACAATCTTGCTTTAGCTGGGATAGAGACAAACGGTGTAGGTCAATCTACTTTTGACACAATGAAGGGTATGGGTTATGAGAATCTCTATTACAGAAAGGGCAAACAACAGAAGATTGGCACGAGTTATCCTAAAGATGGTTTCTATATGACGGATACACTAAAGGGCTCGGTTGTCCACGAACTCAAGAAAAACGTGGAAGCGGAGATCGTTACTGTCTTCTCTGAGGCGCACTTTCGGGAGATGGGTAGGTTTGTTAAGACGGAGAATGGTAAGTATGAAGCGCTACAGGGCGCCAATGATGACAGGGTAATCTCGTTGGCAATTGCTGTTCAGATGGTATCCTTCATAGAACCGATTATTCATAGATTTCAGACTGTCACGCAAGATGCTTTCGATATGGAAGATGACGATGATGATTTTGTGGTGAACCGTAAGAAGCGGGAAAGACGAATGAGACAGGAAACAATAACGGGGTATTGATGGCGACTAACTTTGGTGGTATGGGCAGAAATTTTATAGACTCGCTGTCGGGGCTTTTTAAGACTTCTCCTGGTGATAACGGGCAACAGAAGCCCTCAGACGAGCCTGAAAACACGAAGGAAGACCTTAATATAGGCGAGGATCTCCCTGTATCGCTGAAGTTGTCGAATAAAAAGCGGGAGGAGATAGAGAAATACGTTTTTGAGAAGTTTAAGCAGGACTCCAATCGAGATGAATTAGAACAAAAATGGAAACGGAATGAGAAGCAGTACTTTGGAAAAACTGATCCAAAAGTCTTTCCCTGGGAGGGTGCGTCTAATTTGCACATTCCCGTGACAGAGGAAGTTGTTGATGATCTGCACCCTCGTTTTATGGGGATACTATTGCCTGATGAGAATGAGGTGATTAAGCCTAAAGCGTTGGATGACACAACGGACGTTAAATCTACAGAAAAAGCAGGTAAACTAATTCAGTGGGAAACCAAGACACACATTCCGGACTACCAGTTAGAATTAGGAGATTGCATTAAGGAGTGCCTCAAGCACGGTGATGGAATTAGAAAGTTAGGATGGCAGAGGAAGATCAGGAAAGTTAGGGTGCGCGAACTCGATCCTGAAACAGGCGAAAGAAGGGCTGTCACGAAGTTTGTGGTGAAGTACGATGGTATCAAGGCTGAACACGTTAGAATTGAGGATATGTTCTTCCCTAAAAGGGCGAAGAATATTCAGGAATGCGACCACGTTATTCATCGAAGCTACCAGAGGTTGGAGGACCTGAAAGGTCTCCAGAAAGATGGAGTGTACGTGAATGTAGGGGAAATTGAGAAGCTATTTGCGATCTCTGAAGATGGCAGGCTTTCGGGTGGTGGGAACAGTAAAGAGCGAGGGCCGTTAGAGGAAATTGATGATCTGATTCAGGGCATAGAAACAGGCGGATTGGATGATGACTCTGGAGAGATAGAAATTCTGGAATGTTATGGATTGTATGATCTTGATGGTGACGATATTGAGGAGGAGTGCATTTTTGTGGTCGCCCATGTCGGAGGTAGGGCGCTATTGCTATTTGCGAACTATCTTTCGATGCTTTTTGAACACCTTGAAAGACCGTTTATTCACTATCAATTTGAGCGCGTTGAGGGACAGCTCTATGGCCGGGGTATTCCAGAAAAGCTACGCGCCTTGAATGCCGAAATCAACACGATACATAACCAACGGATCGACAATGGAACGATAAAGAACATGCCTTTTTTCTTCTTTGATCCTGTTGCTGGAAATGTTATGAAAGAGTTATTCTTGAAGCCTGGCAAGGGAATAGAAATGACCAATCCCAGAGAAAACGCTTACTTTCCCAGTGTCAATGGCGGTGTCTCTTCTGACTTTGGTGAGGAAAACAGTTTGATGTCTCATGTGGAGAAGTTAGGTAATGTATCTGACTTTTCGCAGGGGACTATAGCTTCAAGGCCTAACGCCCCTAAGACGGCTACGGCTACGCAGGCTATTATCAGCCAGGGGAATATGGGGCTTTCATATACGGCAAGGATGCTACAGATTAGCTTCGGCAAAGAAGTAAACATGATGATCGCGTTAAATCAACAGTACCTTGCTCCGGGTACGGTAATGAGAGTTACTGGCGAGGATGGAGAGAAGTTTGAGTCTGTGTCTGTGGAGGAGATACAGGGCAAGTTTGACTGGATAGCTGTAGGCGATCCTGAGAGCATAGATAAAGAGTTTCAGTTGCGGATGAGAATGGATGTTTACGATAGGCTGGTGGGAGGCAATCCGATAGTTCAGAACGATCCTGCTAAGGTATGGGCTGTAACGGATTATTTACTTTCAGGTATTTCTTCTATTCCAGATAGTTCAAAACTGATTGGGTCTAAGCCGCCGATGCCCCCGATTTCGATTACTCCTAAAGAAGAAAATGCTCGAATGATGCAGGGGGAGAAGTTAAGACCTTTGCAGGAAGATGATCATCAGGAGCATATACAGGAGCATTATACGTTTCTTGGATCGCCTCAGGCAGGAGCAATGCTTCCAGAGTACAGGAGAATTGTAGTGGAACACGTACAGGAGCACGAGAAGATGGTAAAACAGCAGGGTGGAGCACAGCAGGTGCAGCCTGTTGGAGCACAATCACCCCCGGCATTACCTCAAGAAGAGGCTCCTGCTGGTTTTGGCCCGCAAGGCGCCCCTGGGATAGAGGCCTTATTGGCGAGTATTGGAGCACAAGGAAGCGAGGATGATATAATTGGCTGACACACTATGGCAGCTCTATTCTAATATGGAAAGCGATAGAATAGAAGACCTTATTGATGGGTGGGAGACGTTCATCAAGTCAGTAGAGTATAAGCAGTTTGAGCAGCGAATGAAGGAACTAATTAGTCTTGTTGACCACGAGTTACGTTATTCGAACTCCATTACTGGTGAAACGTCACTACTGAAGATTGGTGTTAAGAGAGGTTTAATGGATCATTGGAGTGTGCCACAAGAAATATTGGGTCAGCTAAGAAAGATACTTGCTGAAAGGAACAGCCATCAGCGTGAGAGCGCACCCAGAGAAGAGGAGCAAGACTTTCTGAAGTTGGACTGATAATTTTACGTAAGGAGGATACAATGGCAGTAAGGCAACCCCGTAGTCCGCAGCCGACTAAGGTGAGGAGACTCGTGAAGCCGGCAACTCCGCCTCGTCCTCTCCGTCTTCCCCGTAGTCCGCAGCCGACTACAATTAAGCCAGTGTCTTTGTCTCAGCTTAGGAATCAGTTGTCTAAGATTAAGAAGCCGAAGGTTCGTAGTCCGCAGCCGACTAAGGTGGGGAGACGTAGACGCCCATAAGGAGTATAGAGTAGTATAGATGTAACTAACATCGCCAACGCCCTGAATGGGTAGCTCCCATTAGGAGATATTAAAGCCATTGCCGTCATGACCAATGCGGGCAGTGGCTTTTTTGTTGGCTAATCGAGCAAATTATGGTCAAAGGAGGATTTATGAAAAATAGAGTGTTTTATCGAGATGACTTTTTGGGTGATTTCGATGTTGACGATCCGATGGACCACCTTGAGGAGTTTAGTCGTGGACCGCAAGCCGCCGGAGCAGATGTTGAAAAAACATCGGAGCCGAAGGCTGAAGCTCCTCAAACACCTCCCGATCCCCGTATAGATCAAATGTCCAGAAAGATGGAGGAGATTGATCAGGGTCTTCGGGGGTTGAATGCTACGTTGTCAGCTCAGCAGCAGAGTGCTATTCAGTCTCGGACTCCCGTAAAGCAAGACCCCGATGATGCCTCTGATCCTTATGGCCATGTGGAAGATCCCGAGTTACGCGCTGAGACCCAGAAAGTGATAGAGACCTTTCTTTTACCGGCAATCGAAAAGAAACTGTCCGCAAAATATCTTGAAAAACAAGTGTACGACCAGGACAAGACGCAGACACGACAGCAGCAGGAGCGGAATAAACACATGAACGCGGCGAATGATCTCGCGCAAGCTCATACCGACCTTGTAGGGTTGGGGCCTCAGATTAAACAGATAATTCAGTCTGATCCCGAACTACAGACCAAGTCGTTTACCGATCCCTCTGGGACTCTTGAGATAGCCTATTGGAGGGCAAAGTCCGCTCATCTTGCTTCTGCTGGTAAGCCTGCTCAGAACAGGGGTCGGGGCCTGCCTTTCACGACATCTCCATCGGGACGCCAGCCGACGAACGACAATGTTTCATTGCCTGGTATTACCCAGCAGGACGTAGCAAGCGTAGCGAGGGGATTAGGATTATCGAAAGAGGACATAGCGGACGCGTATAAAGAAGCAGCGGAGGCTGTGCAAAGTGGCAGATTCTAATAAAATCTACCTGGGAATCCCGACAAGGGGCAATCTGAACCAGGGCCTTGTGGAGCTTACCTGGGACATTGTTAGGGAGTATCCCGATCTTGAGATGGTTATTGAGAGCGGACAGCACGGTCCGGACATTGTACGGAACGCTATAGTGCATAACTTTCTGAAAACAGACAAAGAGTGGTTGTGGATGATAGATGACGATGGGATACCGCAGGATATACCCTTGAGATTAGCTGACAGCGGTTACGACATCTGTGGCGCTCTTTGCTTTGGGACGTATATGCCGAACAGGGTTCCGGCTCCGTGTATCTTCAATTACAATTCGACAGAGGGGATATTTAAGATAGTCAACCCGACCTCTATGCGGGGACTTCTGGCAGTTGACGCTATCGGCACGGGTTGTATTATGATTCACAGGCGGGTGTTTGAACATCCTGAGTTCAAGATACCGTTTTACCCTGAGCTGAATGAGTATGGGGCGAGGAAGTACGGCGGTGATCTCACCTTTTGTATCAGGGCAAAAGCTGTTGGATTTACCGTTGCTGTGGATTTGGATGTCCAGTGTAATCATCTATGCAGGGCTTCGACCTTGCAGATTAAGTACGCGTATGAACAGGCTACGTTGGAAGTTCTAAAAGAAAGGGACGAACTATGGCAGGAGAAGGAAAAGGAGTGGGGAAAGGAGTTGCTCAAGACACAAGAACTCCTCGAGCAGAGCAAGAGCCGATCCTTATTGACGAACCATCGGTCGCCGTTAGTGAGTCCGAGACTAAGGCTCAAGATGACTCCGAACTCACATTCGAAGGTGGAACGACAGACGGAAAGTATCCCCGTATCGATGTAGATGATTCGCTCTTTCGGCCCAATCTCATGGCTATTGACCCGGAGATTAAAGAAAAACTGGATAAGCAGGGTTTCAGACCGCGCTGGATAATTACGGACGAAATATCGGAAAGAAAGCTGGATGGGTATCTTCCTATCCAGGGCAGAGAAAAGACAAGAATTGATAAGCATGGTAATCCGTCCGTGTCGTCCAGAATTGAACGGCGGGAGATGACCCTTGCAGCAGTGCCCGAGGAGATGGCGCGAAAGATGGAAAAAATGAATGACGACGAAATAAAAGAGAGGAGAAAGCAATTACAGGATGACATAACCGTGGCTGTTGACGAGACGAAAAGTGCTCTGAGGAGAAAGGGCATGAGTAAGCGTGAGGTGGAGGAAACTATATCGCAACACCTGAACGCTTTTAACATTCGGGAAACGAGGAGGTAACAATGGCAAACAGAGATGCACCAAGGGGATTAGTTCCGCACCAGACAACACAGGGGGGGCCTCCCAGAATAGGGACTTATAATAAAGACGCCCTGGCAGCTGCGATCTATATTGGCGATGCAGTAATACTGGAGGCTGATGGGAATGTGGCTGTCTATTCTACTGGGGGAGGGAATTTATTAGGAGTATCGGCGGAGTATGTCACCGCTTCCACTGCAAAGTCCAACTTTAAGGTCTATGACGATCCCTTTACGCTATTTAGGATTCAGGACGATGCAACGGGGCTTACGGCTTCGACACAGTCATCGGTGGGCAACAACGCTGATATTTTGGCGACAGCCGGGAATCAGACGACCAAACTGTCAAAACAGGAATTGGATATTAGCGGACATACCGCTGGGGTGGCTCAGTTGCGTATAGTGGGGCTGTATAACGTTCCTGGTAACGCATGGGGATCGTGGTCCGAATTGTTAGTCACGATCAACGAGCACGTGCTACTCCCGCTGGGACGCGCTGGTATATAGTGAGCTGGGGGTGTTGGATTTCATAAAGGAGAGGAAATAATGGCACAGATAACGCAGAATTATAGTTACCTGATAGCTTCGGGGCTGAGAAAGGTAATTTTCAACAAGTACAATTCTTACCCCGAGCAGTATTCGCAGATTTTTAACGTGCATACCTCTTCGAAGAACTTTGAAGAGGATGCGATGACAACTGGTCTGGGTCTTTTCCCTGTAAAGGAAGAGGGCGCGGCCGTAGCCTATGACGATCCTGTTCAGGGTTGGAAGAAAAGGTATACGCACGTTGAGTACGGATTGGCTTTTCGTGTTTCGGAAGTCATGCAGGAGGACGATCTTTACAGTATAATGGCTAAAATGGGCAAGGCCCTCGGCAAAGGCGCTGCGGAGTCTGTTGAGATAGTATGCGCTGATATATTCAACAACGGATTCAGTACGGCCACTGCTAATTTGGGGCCTGATGGCAAATCGTTATTTGCTACGGATCACCCTTTGTATAAGGCTGGTGGGACGGAGCAGAACAGACTTACAACGGATGCTGATCTTTCGGTTACGAGTTTGAGGCAGGCAATTAACGATGTGGCCGACATGAGAGATCACGCCAATTTAAGGCAGAACACCAAGCCGGTAAAGTTGCTAACTCACCCCAATGAGGAGTTTGCCGCCATAGAGTTGTTAAAGTCAACTCTCAGGCATGATACAGCCGAGAACGCTACCAATGCGTTCAAAAAGTGGGGCCTGACTCCCATAGTAAATAACTTTCTGACAGCCTCAAAAGCGTGGTTCTTGATTGCCGATAAGGACGATCACGATCTGAACTTCTTCTGGCGCAGAAAGTTTAAGGTTAAGACAGGTGAGGATTTTGACACTGGTGATCTGAAAACTAAGGGCACAATGCGGTTTGTCACTTCATGGGGAGATTTCAGGGGAGTGTATGGAAGTCCTGGGGTGTAAGCGCACAGAGCGTAGCGCACGGTAGCGTGGTGCGAACAGAACGAGGACAATTTGAGATAACTTAATTGAAAGGAGGATGGCGTAGCGTTCCCTCTTGAAACATAGAGACCTTGCGCCGAAAGATTATGCCAAGTCATTATCCGAATGGATTCAAGGAAGGACTGATTGTCAGGGGCACTCCTATTCTGAATACCTATGCTGGTAACGTCTGGTGGGTAGATTCAGGAGTAGCGGGTACCAGCAATCAGAACGATGGTAAGACGCCCGCGACAGCTTTCAACACGATTGATTACGCCGTTGGGAGATGCACAGCGAGTAACGGGGATATTATCATGGCATCTCCGGGGCATACTGAGACAATAACAGCTGCCAGCGGGCTTGCTCTTGATGTAGCTGGCATCACAGTAGTCTTAATGGGTTCGGGGTCGAATCGGGCTACGATCAATGTAACCGGCGCTGTAACTGGCGCGGTAAACGTGACTGCCGACAACGTTACTATCGTAGGCGGGTTGATGACAGGCGGAGTAGATGTCATTGTCCAGTTTATACAGGTAAGCGGAGATGATTTTAAAATTATCGACTCCGAGATGAGAGACGTCACTGGTGAAACATCTACATGGATTGCCTTCACACAGGCGGCGACCAGGGGCTTAGTTGACGGCGTCTTTATCAATGGTGCTGATGCTGCTGGAGGGGCACAGGCCATTTCAATCAGGGGTGGAGCCAATCATGAAATAAGAAACTCCAAGATTGATGGCAACTTCTCTATCTCTGGCATACGAAATGGCGGGACGGCAGCTACAGAGATCTATATCCATGACTGTCTTATCCGAAATCGCAACGCCGTTGA